CATGGTTCGTCGAAACACTCGAAAGCGGAAGATTGCTCAGCCGTGGATGTTGGCGACAACGACAATGTTCCAACCTGGGCAGCAGTCGGTGGCGGAGGATCTCTACGACGAGGCCGAGAAGCTCATGGAACGTCAGGACCGCTCTTTCAGTTTCTGCTGGCATCACCGGGAAGGGTCAATCTCGGAATCCTCCTGGGACGATGACGCCGCCCAACTTGCCTCACTGAAGGAGGCGTATGGGCCGGCAGCGGAGTGGATGGATCTGCCAGGAATGATCGAACACGAAATCCGTGCGCCAGGATCAGTCAAAGCCGAAAACGCCCGCTACTTCCACAACCTTCGATGGAAGGGCGAACAGCGTGCCATCGACCCTGACAAATGGGATTTGCTGGCAGCTCCTCAACTCAACCCCGAAGGTGGAGAAATCATTGCCATCGGTTTCGACGGCTCCGATCGTGGTGAAAACGCCGACGACACTGTCCTTGTCGGCTGGGTCCTCACCGACAAACCCCATTTGTTCCTCATTGACGCTTGGAAACGTCCCGAGTTCGCCGGCCGTGACTATCGGGTACCTCGGGAAGAGATCCGAGAGAAAGTGTCTCAACTTCGAGAAACCTTCGAAGTTCGCCGGTTCGCGTGTGACCCTCCCGGCTGGCGTGAAGAAATCGAGTCTTGGGACAAAGAGTTCGGCGAAGCATTCGGAGAACCCATTGTCGTCGAAGTGTTGACGAACCGTCCGACGAGGATGGGACCGGCAATCGACCGGTTCCTCGAGGCCATCGACGAAGGATCTTTCACCCATGACGGTTCGCCCGAATTGCGCGAGTATGCGTTGAATGCTCTGTTGACAAAATCAAAAGGCCGATCCGATCTCCCGGCAATCGTGAAACCTACGATTGACTCAAAGATCGACGGATTGGTCGCCGCCATTCTCTCCTACGATGAGGTAGCCCGAATGACTCCCGAACAGCCAATCGCCCCGTTTGCGATCCTCGCATGAAAACCGCTTTTGCGTTTATCATTGCTGGACTACTCCTGCTCACTGTAGGTCTAGCCCTCTCCCCTATTTCTTGGCTCGCGTTATGTGTGCCAGGCGTCGCCCTCATCGTGGCCGGCTTACTCAAGGACGTTGAATGAGACTTCTGGACAGACTACGCAGCGGCAACCAAGAGCAGCTCGAACGCTCCTACGCCAACGGCCTCACCTTCGAAGACGTCCTCGCCATGTTCTCCTTCAACGGGAACACCTACCAGGGCATCTCTTCCCCACTTCGAGCGCCAGGCAGCGCCGTCTCTGCCAACTTCTCCGGATATGTTCAGGGCGTCTACAACCAATCCGGAGTTGTAGCAGCTGCTGTCACAGCGCGCGCGCTGCTGATGTCACAAATCCGTTTCCAATGGCGCTCACTGCTCCAAGGAGAAACCGGTCGGCTGTTCGGCAACACCGAACTTTCCGTCCTCGAGCGCCCAGGGGACCTGACCCGAGCGGAACTTCTCTACGCCGCCGAGCAGCACAACAGTCTCGCCGGCAACGCTTTCTTCTACCGCAATGGCGGCCAACTCCGCCTCCTCCGCCCCGACTGGGTCACTGTCGTTTACGGCTCCTACCAAAACGATGTTGACCCGACAGCACAGCTCGACGCTGAACTGGCCGGCTACTCCTACCAGCCCGGCGGCATCTCATCACAAACCCCACCGGTATTCCTCGCCCCATCACAAGTCGCACACTGGAAACCCGAACCGGATCCTTTGTACTGGTGGCGTGGACAGTCCTGGATAGGTTCGGTTCTCTCCGAAATCACCACCGACCGGCAAGCCACCGAATTCAAATCCAAGTTCTTCGCCAACGCCGCCACGCCTCAACTCATCGTCACCCTCGACCCGCACACCACCCAGCAGCAAGCCACCGACATTGCAGCTGTCATCAACCAACGCCACGAAGGCTCCGCCAACGCCTACAAAACCCTTGTGCTCGGTGGCGGATCTGATGTGAAAGTTGCCGGATCAAACCTGCAACAACTCGACCTCAAGAACACTCAGGGCGTCGACGAAACCCGAATCGCCTTACGCGCGCGAGTCCCAGCCACCCTCCTCGGCATCTCCGAAGGCTTGGCAGGTTCGGCACTCAACGCCGGCAACTACTCCCAGACCCGCCGGATGTGGTCCGACGCCTGGTTCATGCCAACAGCCCAAAACCTTTGTGCATCCATGGAACGGATCTTGGCTTTACCGGTCGGAACACCGGCCGAACTATCTTTCGATGCCTCCCAAATCATGTTCCTTCAGGAAGACCGCAAAGACGAAGCCGACATCCGAGCCACACAAGCCTCTTCGATGCGGCAACTCGTCGAAGCCGGTTTCGAACCGTCGACGGTAACGAAGTTCATCGCCACGGGAGATACCACAGTCCTCCAACACACCGGCGTCTTCTCTGTGCAGCTCCAAGCCCCAACAGAAGGACAGCCCGATGCCGTATGACGTCCTCCAAGGTGTCGAAGGCTGCTCCGGCTGGGCTGTCGTCAAAACTGAAGACGACGAAATTATGGGCTGCCACAGTTCAAAAGCCGAGGCAGAGGATCAACTGACGGCTTTGAATATTGCCGAATATGGCGAAAACAGTTTGTACGGCAAGAAACCTCGACGTCCGAAACGAACTGAAGAGCCAAGAGCTGCCGACTCGTACCCTCCGACAGACGGAATGGTCGAAGAAGCGCAACGTGGCCTCGACTGGCGAAGCGAATTTGGCCGAGGCGGAACCGCCATCGGCATCGCACGCGCCCGAGACATCGTCAACCGCAAAGAACTCCCCATCAACACCTGGCGAAGAGTCAAAGCGTATTTCGACCGCCACGAAGTCGACAAAAAAGCGGAAGGATTCAGCCCAGGAGAAGACGGATTCCCCAGCAACGGCCGAATCGCATGGGCGCTTTGGGGTGGAGACGCCGGATACAGCAGAGCCAAAGCCATCATGGAAGACTTCAACAACGACGAAAGGGCCGTCATGGCTGAAATCAGAGGCATCGACGGCATCTACCCCGTCACACCACTCCAAAATTATCTTTACGAGCTACTCGAGGAAACTGTCGACATCTTCGGACAGTTCGACCAAGGAATCGGCGCACAAGGCGCCCACTATGTCGGCCCTGAAGACAACCCGTTCGCCGCTGAAGGCATGGTCTGCTCAAACTGTGCATTCTATGAAGGACCGCGCGCGTGTGAGATAGTTAAAGGCGACATCGACCCCGCCGGAATCTGTAAATTCTGGGTCATCCCCGAATCTCTGCTCACAATCGAAGACCCGGCCGAACTTATCGTCGAGGAAGAACCCATGATGGAAATGGAATCAGCACGTTCCACAGAAACACGCTCCGATCTGTACCGAAACGTCCCCTTCGAGTTTCGAACAGCAGAAGACACAGGCGACGGCCTCACTCTCACCGGCTATGCAGCTGTCTTCAACCGTTCCACCATGATCGACAACTATGAAGGCCGATTCGAAGAACGAATCCGCCCAGGAGCGTTCAAACGCTCCATCAACGCCAAAATGCCGGTTCTGCAATTTGAACACGGCCGCCATCCTCTCCTCGGCTCCATGCCACTCGGACAAATCACGAAACTTCGCGAAGACGAACACGGTTTGTACGTCGAAGCCCGACTCGCCGACAACTGGCTCATCCAACCAGTTCGCGATGCCATCGCCTCCGGATCCATCGACGGAATGTCGTTTCGCTTTCAGGTAGTTCGAGACAGTGTCGACGAGTCAGGCGATACGCCAGTCCGCACCCTCGAGGAAGTTAAACTGCTCGAACTCGGACCGGTAGTCTTTCCCGCCTACGCTGAAACCAGTGTTGGCGTAAGGTCCGCTGATCTGTCACCATTGTTCTCACTGCCCCAAGATGACCGCCAGGCCATCGCAAGGGCACTTGTTCTCGGCACCCAACCCGAACCCGCCAGCGATGGCACTTCGGAGCGGCCCGCCGATTCTGACCAGGACTCGCAACAGCACTCCGGTCTTTCCCCCCATCAACGCAGCGCACAGTTGCGAACTATCGAAGGAGTCCTCTAGTGGACGAAAAGAACCTCCGCGATGGCGTTGACTATGTCAAGGCTGTTTTGCGCGAAATGCACTCAAACGCTGAAGAGCGTTCATTTGACCCAGACGAGCAGGCTGAATGGGAAGCCGGCGCCGAGTTTGTACGCACCTCCGAGGCCGAATTGGTCGCCCTCGAAGAGCGTAAGGCTCGTATCGCTGAATTCGCCCCAGTCGCAACCGAAACAGGAGATGGCGCTGTGACGTCAATCAACATCAACACCCACACCTCACGCGACGCGTTTGACCATGGCACCCTTTCCACCGATGGTGGCTCGGAACTCCGTGGACGTGCGCTTGACGTGATCGAAAAGCACCTCCCGTCCTTCGTTTCTGACGAAGCACGCGAGAACGCAACTCAGCTCCTGGAGCGCCGTTCGAAGATTGACGCTGACGTAGTGGCCCGCCACATCGTCCGCACCTCTTCGCCCGAGTACCTCCGCGCGTTCGAGGAGTACATCGAAAACCCCCAGGCTGGAATGCCCCGCATTCTCGGCAAGGCAGAGGCACGCGCCGCAATGTCGCTCACAGCGGCAAACGGTGGCGTTCTCGTCCCGCAGTTCCTCGACCCAACCATCGTTCTCACGAACGCCGGTTCGGCCAATGCAGTCCGTCAGCTCGCAGACGTCACGTCGATCACGACTGACCAGTGGGATGGCGTCACCTCGGCCGGTGTGACCGCTGAGTGGCTTTCAGAAGGCAGCGAAGCGGCAGACGCTACGCCGACCTTCCAAGGCCCAACCATTTCGGTTCACAAGGCAGCAGCGTTCCTGTTCGGCTCATACGAGTTCCTTGCCGACTCTGGCTTCAACCAGGTCGCCGAACTCATCGCCGACGCGAAGGATCGTTTGGAAGAGACCAGCTACATCAGTGGCACCGGTTCGGGTCAGCCTTACGGCCTCATCACCCGCCTTTCCGGCACCGGCCCAGTCGTCAACGGAACCTCAGGCGCTGCCGGTGCAGCGAACCTTGTGGCCGCTGACGCCTACGCCCTGGACAACGCACTCGGCGCACGTTTCCGTCGCAACGCTTCATTCCTTGCAGCGAAGGCGACCTACAACGAGCTTCGTAGCGTGACCGACTCCCGCACCAACTTCTGGTCTGATTTCGGTGGCGGCCTTCCGGCTCAGCTCATCGGATACAACACCTACCAGAACGAGGCAATGGACACGACCATTGTTTCCGGCTCCAACGACTTCGTCCTCGTCTTGGGCGACTTCGGAGTTGGCTACAAGATCGTCGACCGCATTGGCGTCGAGATCATGTACGAACCGATGGTCATGGGTGCCAACCAGCGCCCAACAGGTCAAGCCGGATTCTTCGCCTTCTGGCGTACCGGTGCAGACGTGATCACCTCCAACGCCTTCAAGGTGCTTAAGGTCTGATCGTCTGACAAGAAGTGAACCGGACCTCTCAGCGTCGGGGCTGAGGGGTCCGGTCCACGCC